GGTGGGGGCAGCAGCGCGCTTTTCTGCGAAATGAGAGTAGCTCGCATATAGCGTTTCCATAAGTGCCTGATTTTATTGGGTTTTTTCCCAGGAACCAGCGGATTTCGACCGATTTCACAGCCTTTATCCAAACTTTCTCCAAAAAAATATCAAAAAGCCCCCCAACCACTCCGAAAAATATACAATTCTGCCATCGTCCCCGGTTATGTACAGGAAAGCCCATGGCACGAGTCAGCATGAAGGAACTCATCGACCTGACGGGTAAAGCCCGTCAGACCCTGCAGACGCGCCTGTCGTCGGTAGAACATCTCGAGCAGCAGTCGGCGTCCAGGCCGGACAGGCGCGAGCGATTCTATGACAGCATGATCGCCCTGCCGGCCATCTACCGCCCGGACTTTGAAAAAGAGCGGCCAGACCCGATACCCGTCGACCCGGACGACCCTGACAGCGCGATGATCTTCGACCTCGCTGCCGAGCGGGCACGCCTGGCCCACCACCAGGCCAACCGCTACCGGCTGGAAGCCGAAAACCTCAAAGGCAACTTGATCGAGGCGGAGCTGGTGAGCGAGGTGTGGTCCCAGATGCTGGCGAACCTGCGGGCCAAGCTGCTGTCCCTGCCGCACAAGGCAGCACCTCGTGCGGTGGTGATCGAAGACGAGCACCAGATGTCTGATTATCTCCAAGGTCTTATCTATGAAGCTCTCTCAGAACTCTCCGAATATCACCCTGACCAGTATCGTAGAAAGGGTAGTAAGACAGGCACACGCAGTGCTCAAGCCGCCCCCAAAGCTAAGCGTGAGCGAGTGGGCCGATCAAAACCGACGCCTAAGCGCGGAAGCTAGCGCGGAGCCGGGCAAGTGGGACACCTGCCGGGCCGAGTATCAGCGGGGCATGCTTGATGCGGTCAGTGACCCGTCCCTGCACACCATCGTCATCATGTCCTCGGCGCAGATCGGTAAGGCATTGGCCCTTGACACGCCCCTGCCTACGCCTGGTGGCTGGACTACGATGGGCGACGTTGCTGTAGGCGACATGCTGTTTGATGAGCGTGGTGAACCATGCCGCGTCGTGTTCGCCACTGACACTATGCTCGGTCGACCGTGTTACCGCGTCACCTTCTCTGACGGCAGTGTCATTACTGCAGACGAGGAACACCGATGGGCTGTCCACGTATACGGTAAGGGGGATGCAATACTCACTACCGGGGACATGCTTGATTTCAAGCAGGGTAAGCGTAACAAGTACTCTGTGCAGGTAGCGCGTCCGTTAAATCAACCAGACGCATCACTGCCGCTGGACCCTTATGTCTTAGGCTTGTGGCTAGGAGACGGTCATTCTGCAAGCAATAGAGTGTTCTGTGGAGAGGAGGATTTACAGCACTACCTCAACGAGTTGTCCGCTGCCGGGTTCTCTACCCATGTCCAGATGAATGGGTGTCCTGAGATTGTTATAGACGCCAGGTCTCCTGACTTCTGCTATTACGGGCATGATAAGCGCGAGACTGGCAGGTCAAAGAACAATGGCTGCCTTGAGTGCGGAAGGATTCACGCCAAAAACAACGGCAGGAGGAAGCGCGGCAAGGAAGAACAGCCCATGCCGCCTATCCTCCCATCAATGTACCGTTCACTGTCCAGCATGGGGCTGATAAGTGCTAAGCACATACCTCTCGCCTACTTGAGGGCATCAATTGCCCAGCGTACAGCGTTACTGCAGGGTCTCATGGACTCTGACGGGTACTGCAGTAAGAGCGGCGTGTGCGAGTTCGTGACTACGTCCACGCATATTGCAGATGGTGTAGGAGAATTGCTGGCGTCGTTGGGTATTAAGTTTTCTAAGAAGACTAAAGTGCCAAAGACGACCTACAAAGGCAATTACGTATCAGGGAAACTGGCCTATCGTTTTTCGTTTACGGCGTATGCAGATACTCCGGTTTTCAGACTGTCTCGCAAGCTGGCGAGACAGCAACCGAAAAAGAAACCACGGCAAGTGTTCTCGCGGTACATCACCGACATAACGCCAGTCAAAAGCGTGCCAGTCCGGTGCATCCAGGTAGATAGCCCGTCTCATCTGTTCCTGGCCGGTGACAACATGATCCCCACGCACAACACCGAGGTCATCCTCAACATGCTCGGCTACCACATGCACCAGGATCCGGCACCTATCCTGTGCGTGCTGCCGACGGTCGACATGGGCAAGGCTTTTGCCAAGGACCGGGTTGACTCGATGGTCAGAGTCACCCCGGCGCTGCACGGCCTGGTGATTGGGGCCACTGCCCGCAAAGGCGGCAGCACCATGCTGCACAAGCAGTTCGCTGGTGGGCATCTGACCATCGCCGGCTCCAACTCGCCGACCTCGCTGGCATCGCGGCCGGTGCGCTTCGTGCTGTGCGACGAGGTGGACCGCTTCCCCCTGTCAGCCGGCCGCGAAGGTGACCCGGTCCACCTGGCGCGCAAGCGGTCAACCACCTTCTGGAACCGCAAGACGGTACTCACCAGCACGCCCACCAACCGCGACACCAGCCGCATCTTCATGGAGTGGGAGAACAGCGATCAGCGGTACTACCATGTCCCGTGCCAGCACTGCGGCGGGTTTCAGCGGCTCACCTGGGAGAGCGTCAAGTGGCCCAAGAACAGGCCCGATCAGGCGCGCATCATGTGCCTGCACTGCGGCGTGCTGTGGACTGAGGCCAACCGCCACCAGGCCGTGCTGCTAGGTGAGTGGCGTGCGACCGTGCCGGAGAATGCCGGTACGGCCGGCTTTCACCTGTCCGAGCTGTACTCGCCGTGGTCGACGCCAGCGACGATGGCGAAGTCGTTTATCAAGGCCAGGAAGGAGGGGCAGGACAGTCTCAAGACCTTCATTAACACGTCCCTGGGCGAGCCGTGGGAGCCGCCAGAGGGCGAGCGGGTCAGCTGGGAGCTGCTGCACGACCGGCGGGAGATCTACCCGGCGCAGGTGCCGCGCGGCGTGCAGGTGCTGGTGGCAGGTCTGGACTGCCAGAACGACCGCGTCGAAGGCGAGGTGGTTGGCTACGGATTTGGCGAGGAGTCGTGGGGCATCGACTACTTCAGGATCTACGGCGACCCCAGCAAGCAGCACCTGTGGGGGCTGGTGCTGGAGCAGCTGCAGAGAGTCTACCTGGACGAGGACGGCGACCAGCACGAGATCCGGCTGGTGTGCATCGACTCGGGCGGCCACTACACCGACCACGTCTACGACTTCAGCAAGGGCGCGGGGCGCAACTGGGTCATCCCGATCAAGGGCAGCTCCGAGCGCGGCAGACCCATTGCCAGCTTCCCGCGCAAGCCCAACCGGCACGGCGTCTTCCTGACGCACATCGGCACCGACACGGCCAAGGAGGTCATCTACACCCGCTATGGCATCACCACGCCCGGCGTCGGCTACTGCCACATACCCAAGATAGACTGCTACGACGAGAACTGGTGCAGGCAGGCAACTACCGAGGAAAAATTAAAAAAGTACAAGAACGGCGTGCCTTATTATCTATGGGACGCCAAGGAGAGGCCCAATGAAGCCACAGACTGCCGGGTTTACGCGCTCGCTGCACTGCGTATACTACAGCAGCATATGGGTGTTAAACTTACTGAAACTCCGCGTAACTTCTCGCGAAAAGTCGCGAAACTGGAGATAAGGAAGCCGGTGAAAGTGAAGAATCCCTACCTGTGACGACGCTTGCGGAATATCAGACGGCGTTAGCCGAGGCAGAGACTGCGCTGCAGAATCTGGTTTTCGGGAAAATGACGGTAGAAGTCACCTTCCCTACCGGCCAGAGTATCCGCTACACCCCCGCGAAGATATCCGATCTCAAAGAGTATATTGCCTATTTGCGGGCAGCCATCGAAGGTCTTGGCGGCACCGTCGCTAAAGCCCCCAACCGCAGGCCGGTGAGGTTCGGGTTCTGATGAAGAAGAAGACCACCACGCAGATCGTCGACCGCACCGGCAAGCCGCTGGTGATGGATACGCACTACTTCGCCGCCTCCCACCAGGCGCGTGAGTTCCGCTACTGGAACCCCAACCTGTCCTCGGGCGATGCGTCCATCCTCGACGAGCAGGAGACGCTCAAGTCGCGGGCGCTTGATCTGGCTCGCAATAACGGCGTGGCCGCTGGTGCCATCCGTACCAAGCTGGACAACATCGTCGGCGCAGGCCTGCGGCTGTCGGCCAAGCCCGACTACGCCGCGCTCGGGCAGGAGTCGGAGTGGGCGTTCCAGTGGGCCAAAGGCGTCGAGTCGCTGTGGCGTTCGTTTTCCGAGTCGTCCGACTTCGATGCCGCCCGGATGCAGACCTTCGCCGGGCATACGTCGATGGTGCTGCGGAGCTTGCTGCTGAACGGTGAGTTCCTGGCACTGCCGCTGTGGCTTCCCAACCGCAACACCTCGCCGTGGGCGCTGGCGATCCAGCTCATCGACCCGGCGCGGCTGTCCAACCCGCGCGGGCAGAGCGACGGGCAGTATCTGCGTGGCGGTGTCCACCTGGGCCGCTACGGCGAGCCGGTGGCTTACTCCATCCAGCGCACCCACCCTGGCGATTTCGTACTGTCAGGCATCGCCACGCCTGACTCGTGGGTCACCATCCCAGCCCGCACCCGCTCAGGGCGCATGCGAGTGCTGCACGGGTTTGAGCATGTGCGCGAGGGGCAGCACCGCGGTGCCACCATCCTGGCACCCGTCATGGCCGCCTTCAAGATGCTGGACCAGTATCAGAGGACCGAGCTGCAGACGGCCATCGTCAATGCGATGATCGCCGCCTTCATCGAGACGCCGCTCGGCGACCAGGCTATCGCCGACCTGTTCGGTGGCTCTGTCTCTGACTACGTCAACGCGCGCAACGAGCACGAGGTCAAGCTGGAAGGGGCCAGCGTCATCCCGCTGTACCCTGGCGACCGGGCGTCGGCCTTCACGCCGTCCAGGCCGTCCTCGACCTACGCTCCATTTGTTGAGTCAGTCCTGCGGCACATCAGCGCCGGCCTGAACCTGCCTTACGAACTGCTGATGAAAGACTTCAGCAAGACCAACTATAGCAGTGCCCGTGCGGCTCTGCTGGAGGCCTGGCGCTACTTCAACTCCCTGCGCGGCTGGCTCATCAACTCGTGGTGTCTCCCCGTCTACACGCTGTGGATGGAGGAGGCCGTCGACAAAGGCCTGGTGGAAGCCCCCGACTTCCAGCTCCAGCAGTACGCCTACACCCGTTCGCAATGGATTGGCCCCGGTCGCGGATGGGTCGATCCGGTCAAGGAAGCGCAGGCGGCCATCTCCCGCATGGACAACAACCTGTCCACGCTGGAGCGTGAATGCGCCGAGCAGGGGCTGGACTGGGAAGAGGTGCTGGAACAGCGGGCGCGTGAGAAGGCGATGCTGGAAGAGCTGGGGCTGGCGCTGACACCTGAGCAGATGGCGGCGCAGGCTGTTGCCGTCGGGGCGGCAGACGCCGAAGACTCTGGCGACACCCCGGAAGACACCCCGGAAGACACCCCGGAAGACCAGCAGGATACTCAAGTCGAGGACACCAATGATGCCTAACGAGATCTCCACGGCTCGCCTGATGGGTGCTCTGGCATTCCCCTGGGCGATTGAGCCGAATTACTTCCGCAGCATTCTTGAGTACGTTCGAGACCCAGGTTCAGAAGCCCTGCACGGGTTCCTGCCTGAATCGCCAGTCGATCTTGAGTCGGCAGGCGGGGTAGCGGTCGTCCCGGTCAAGGGTCCGCTGCATGCCGGCACAGGCGGCCTCTTTGAGATGCTGTTCGGCGGCACCGGCTATCAACGCATCATCGCTGACCTGCAGGACGCCGCTGCAGATGACGGTATCTCGCAGATCGTCCTCGACATCGACTCCCCTGGTGGCTCTATCGCAGGCTTGTGGGACGTGGTGTCCACCATTCAGGCTATCGACAAGCCGGTCATTGCCTACACGGGCGGGACGATGGCGTCGGCGGCCTACTGGATTGGCTCGGCGGCAGACCGCATCGTCGCCAGCCCCCAGGGCGTGGTGGGGTCCATCGGGGCCGTGCTGAGCATCACCGACTACTCAAAGCTGGACGAGAAGACCGGCATTGAGGAGATTGAGATCGTCTCGTCGCAGTCGCCGCATAAGCGACCCAACCCGAAAACCGAGGAAGGGCGCACCACCCTGCAGGAGCACATCGACAACCTGGCGCAGGTATTTATCGAGTCAGTTGCCGATAATCGAGGCGTTTCGGCTGAGTTTGTGCAAGAAAACTATGGAAAAGGCGGCGTTCTTGTTGGTAAACATGCACTATCAGCAGGAATGATTGATAGTATTAGTGGTATCAATGATCTTTTAGCAGCAGGAGGCATCACCATGCCCGGTAAGACGCAAGACCCGGTTATCGACCGGGCATTCATCGAGACTCACCACAGGGACATCGTGGATGCCATCTATGCGGAAGGCGTTCAGGCTGGCCGCGATGCTGGCATCGCTGAAGGCGTCGCCGCCGAGCGCGAGCGCATCCAGGCGGTGATGGCGCTGGAAGGGGTCGATGGCAAGGAGGAAGCCGCGCTGAAGATGGCGCTGCAAGGCCTCTCCATTGAGCAGGCCCAGGCCATCCTCGGCGCAGTACCCAAAGCCACTGACCGCAGGGTCACCCCGCTGTCAGCCGAGATGGCTGCCATCGAAAACCCTGACGTTGGTCCTGATGTCGCCCTCTCCGAGGAAGACATGTTCATCCGCTCAATTGTTGAAGCTGGCCGTGCTGCTGGCGTCAAATTCGCCCAGGAGGCCTGATCATGCGCCCTAAGTTCACTTCAGAAGGGTCTTACACGCCCGACGCTTTGTTCTTCAACACTGACGGCCTGCGTACCAAGCAGCTGTCCATCCCCTCCGGCACGCTATCCCGTGGTGCGATTGTCACCGCAGCTGGCGCTGCAATGGGGGCAACCGGCCTGGACGGCTACGGCATCCTCGCCGAGGATGTAGACGCCACTGCTGCTGCGGTAGTCTCTACCGTATATGTAGCTGGCGAGTTCAACGAGAACGCTCTCGACTTTGGCGCATCCGATCTGGCTACGTCTGAAGCTGACCTGCGTGCCAAAGGCATTTTCATCCGCAAAGCGCAGGAGGCTTAATCATGGCTCTGGATCTTTACTCCACGCACACCCTGAACCGCGTCGTCGAGACCATGTTCAGGCCCAACCGTTTCCTGCTCGACACCTTCTTTCCTTCGGTGTCGGTGTCAGAGACGGAGACCATCTACTTTGACACCAAGAAGGGCAAGCGGCGCATCTCCGCGTTTGTCTCTCCCTTGATGCAGGGCAAACTGGTCGAGGATCTCGGGTACAGTACCGAGAGCTTCTCGCCGGCATACATCAAGGACAAGCGTGTCTTTGACCCCAGCAAGCCGTACAAGCGGCGGGCTGGTGAGGCTATCGGCGGCAGTATGTCTGCCTCTGCCCGCCTCAACGCGATGGTTGCCGAGGCGCTCTCCGACCAGCTCGACATGCTGTCGCGCCGGCAGGAGGTCATGGCGTCCGAGATCCTGCGCACGGGTGCCGTCACCATCTCCGGTGAAGGCTATGGCACGCAGGTCGTGGACTTCGGCCGGCATAACGACCTGACGGTCACCCTGAGCGGCGCTACCGCCTGGGGCGCTGCTGGCGTCAACCCTATCGAGGACATCGAAGACTGGAGCAACACGATCCTGCAAATGGAAGGCGCTGTATCCACCGATGTGGTCATGGACATCGCCGCCTGGCGTCTGTTCAAGGCTGGCCTCAAACAGGCTGACCCCAACCAGAACCTGTCCGAGATCCTCGACATCCGCCGGGGCAACCTGGGCGCGTCGATGGATACGGTCCTGGCCGCGCAGATCGGCGCTCAGTACATGGGGACTGATGGCAAACACCGCTACTGGGTGTACAGCGACTGGTACGTCGACCCCGCCGACAACACCGAGAAGCCGGTCCTGCCGGCCAAGACGGTGCTGCTTGGCAGTGCGGGCATCGAAGGCGTGCGGCACTTCGGCGCGATCCGCGACGAGGAAGCCGGCTACCAGGCGCGGGAGACGTTCGTGAAGTCGTGGGTAGAGCCTGACCCATCGGTGCGCTACGTCATGATGCAGAGCGCGCCCCTGCTGGTGCCTTACCGCAAGAACGCCAGCCTCTGCGCAACGGTGGCCTGATGAGAGTACTGCTCAAGTCCCGGTTCTGTACTGCCGTTGATAAATCCAGGCAACGCATCTATGCGATGC